GATTCGTTTCATTAAACTGGAATTTATACTCCCCATGATTTATTTCTACATACTCACCAGCAGCATCATCATAGTTTACTGAGATATTTGTCATATCCATTGGTGCTGGATAGTTGAAATTGTCCCTTTTAGCATCTGCTACTGTATAGCCTTCATGTATAACTTGGTCTACCCAGTTTTTACACTTAAGAAATATGGGAATATCTTCATGCTGCCAATTAAGAGAAGCATATATTGCAGACCGTCTACTTCCTCCCTGCATTACATTACGGCCTATCTCATTTATAGCATACATAAGAGGAATAGCTCCAGAGGCTTTCCCTCCAGTGCGGTGTAGTAGTCTACCTTGTGGTCTTAATCTGGAATAATCTATGCCGATACCACCACCAGTCATTAGACAAGACATGGCTCTCCAAGTTACTGCACTCCACTCTTCCCTAGTGTCTTCCTCTGCTCTTAAGAGATAACAGTTATTATAAGCTTTGTAAGGTCTTCCAGCATAATATAAATACCTACCCCCTGGAATAAACTTCATTTCTTTAATATATTCTATAAGTTGGTCTCTTTCACTATCACACATTAATACAGGAAGAGTCCCACCCCTACTACCACATACATCTTCTACAAGACGTTCTGCTAGCTCGTCCCAACTATCGTTTTGCCCCTGAGCATATTTTTGCTTGAAAATGTTCTCTGCAAATGTAGTTTTGAATCTATTAATTTCCATAGTCAATCTTCATATTCTTCATTCAACTCTTCGAATTTCTCTATGATTCTATCTTCAAATGCATTAACTAAATCCTCAGAGGTTATATTAAGTAATTCCATTAGAGTGATTTCATCTACCCTTTCTGCTAAACGTTCTTTTAATTCACATAAAATCATTTAATAAATTTTTCCAAACGATTGTCTATCATTTTTATAATATAAAGGCAAGAAATTTTCCAACTGGGATAATTTTTATATTCTTCTAAATTTAGAAGATAATTCCAGCGTTCTAGTTCATGCTCACAAAATTCCTTAGTCACCATAAGTTTTCCTTGAGTCTTCTAATAGCCCATTCTAGAGCTAAAATTTGTGCGTCTTCTACGTCATAGCAATGGTGAAAAGTAAACCCTATCACAGCAATGGTTTCTTCTTTAATCACCAGCTCTCAATATTTGAAGATTTTTGGTCTATATTCTAGGTCTATTTTGTTACCAATCATACCTATCTTATTCTCCATAAGTTTTCCTATCCCACTCCTTGATGGCCTTTAGTCTTTCTCTATTTTTTGCGGCTTTTTCGTTGTTGATAATGGCATTGTTGAAGAGTTGCTCAATAGTGGCTCCGGCTCCTCCACTTGTAGTAACTCCTGTGGAATCCTTGGACATAGATTCTTTTGCAAAGAGGCTATCGTTCCACAACCTTGCAGCATCAGCAGTGATACTACAAGGAACATTCGTAAGAGGTTTATCATATACCTTTCCTTTAAGTTTATTATAGACCCCTTCAAGAGTAGCAAAGTTAGCTTGATAAGCCTGGATTACTTCCCTATTAAGTTGGTCTTGTGATGCTACTTCCTTAAGTTGTGCTGCCAGTAATTTAGCTTCTTTTGCTTGATAGTGGTTAGATGTAACCTTATATCCACCATATAAACCAGCAAGCAGCACAACTATATAGCTACCAAGTTTTAACCATCTAGCAAAAGGAACTAATAATGTGAACGGATTAATCATTATACGTTACAGCCTTTCTCACAATGGAATGCTATCTTCATAATCAGCGGGCAAATGACTTACAGGAGAAGCCGCAATCTCTTCCCGCACACTCAGGGTAATGTCTGGAGATTTCCCAGTAATATTGCGACCTTTCCATGCGCTAAGCCAGTAATCCACACCATTTACATTAATTCTTCCCATCCAATCAGGATGATTTAATGTATTTTTATTTGCGTTAACCCACAACGAACCACGATTTGAGTTGTCATATGTTTCCATTTTATTTTCTCCTATTTAAAGTACGTCTTTCTATTTTATACTCATCCAATTTCCCATCTAAAACACCATGTTTAAGGACTAAGTCAAATAATCCTGACCTTAAAGTCCAACTACTTAAACTAGAACATAATTGTTCTAATGTATTGTTACAAGAATAATGCATCCCATACCATGATAATGCTTTCCGTCTTAGCTCTTCTTTTAGTTCTGCTTTATTCATTTTTTATATCCCCACCGTTTTAAATTTAGTTCTGTTTAAAATTTTGTTATCCCTTAACCATTTACCACATTCAGCACACTTATTTTTTAGAGTAATCATATATTTCTAGTCCCCTTTTAGCTGCATGAAGGTACAAAATATTTAGAGCATGGGATGGGTCTCTGAAACTCCCTAAAAATTTGGTCTCACCATTATCGTTAATTCTTACTTCATAGACATCATACTTGCCAGTTCTGCATCTTTTTGTTATATATTTAGTTTTTCCTAGAGTAGTTCTATACTCATCCCAAGAAAGCAAAGTAGAGTCTATTTGTTCTTGTTTATATTTAGAGATAATGTATGGACGAAATGTCTTCAAAATTATATAAGCATTAGTCCCAGCTAACTCCCATTTATAAATATCTTTAAAGCCATCTCTTACAGTAATAGTGCTAGAACCGCCAAATAGAGATTTAAACTTTTTAATTGGCTCCTCATCAACTTGAACAACAGACATAACTAGTCTTTTGAAGGTTTTGTTTGTCTTATAAACCCCACAAGAACCTTCCCCCTCCCAGAATCCAGCAGCCCAAATAAGGTCTATTAATCTACTATCCATAAATTCTTTTTAAGTAATCTAAACTTACTGGCATCTCATCGAATGACCCATTATTCACTTCATGTAGCATCCAAATTCCACGCCAGTAGTTATTACCTTGGTTTCCTAAGTAATCCTCATCGTGTAAATAGCAACTTCCAACAAAGATACCAGTCATCTGTTGTCCATCTGCGCGCTGCCCATAGGCTATCTGCCGATGTTGGACATGCCCCATAATAGAACTCATGTGTTTCTTAGTGAGCAAAGCAGAAGCACTAGTTACAGGTCTCCCCATGATTCCTGTAGTAAAATAATGGCTAAAAGCAATACCTTCCAGAATAACCACTTCTAAATAGGGGTGAACTTCCCAACCAAACTTTTCATATTCCAAATCCATAACAGAAATAAGCCCATCAAGTTTTCTGTCAAGATTAATTGCTCTATCTATTCTATCTTCATGGTTTCCCAAAGTAAGAACTAGCTTTGGTTTCCAGCCTTTTTCTTTATTTCTCTTAAGTCTGTCCCGTTCCTCTAAAATTGGAGACATCAGAGTGGACATTGCTAGTTTAACAGCGGCTATGTCTGCTTTATATGTGCGTCCTTCAAAAGCTTTCTTTCCAATATCATAAGAGGATAAAGAAGGCATATCAGCAAAATCCCCTATCTGAACTATAATATCAGGTTTTTTTTCAGCTAGATACTGCCCTATCCAAGAGAGATAGGAAGTAGCAACACCTGTTTTCACTTGGCAATCAGGGATAATAGCAATCTTCATTAAGCATCCTGTCTATTTTCTGGATATTCATCTAGTGGGAGTTCTAACTGTATCATTTTTCCTTTAGGCTGGAACTTACTACCAAAAATCTTATCGTAATTCTCATCAAACTTCTTTTGGTCTTCTTCGCTTAGAACTTTAGTTCTTAAAGCGTCTCCAGTAATATCATTTTTAGCAGTCATCTTGCGGCCTCCTTTAGGGATTTCCTTGTTTTAAACCATCTTTTGGGAACTGGTTGGGATACGTCAATTGCCTCGAATCCATTTTGTTTAGCCCAGTCTAAATAAGTAGTCTTACTCTTTTTTGTTAACTTATTTTTACCATTACCAAAGATAAATCGTAATACTAGATGTGGATTCTGTTGTGTAACCCAGATATATTTCTTTCTATCTTCAAGAGTAAGCCTACCCTTAACTTCTATATAGTTGTCTTTCCCCAACTTAAAATCAGGAATATAAGCTCTATTAATAGAAGGTTGTATAAAAGGGATTCTATCAGGCTCATATTCCACCTTGTATCCCGTTGCATCCAGCGTGACTTGTACTCGCTCCTCAAGTTTAGACCTCTTTCCGCTTAATAGTTGCCGTAAACGGGAATTACCCATTCATAATCTTCTTTTCTTTTTATATAAAGCAGCTTTCCGTTAGCAAGCATCTTTTGATTCCCCTCTTCTATACCATATTGGTCTTCATACTTCTCTCTTACAATCTCTAACATATCTTTCTCAAACATAGAGCTATCTAGTAGCCTCTCTGCTCCTACCTTACCAATACCAGCTATCCCTTTAATATTATCAGCAGTATCACCAATAAGCATTTGCCGCCAAAAGAAAAGAATCCCCTCATCTGGGCTTGTAAGATAGAACTTCTCTGGTCTTATTTCATTACCACTTCTGTTGATAGGCCAAGAGTAGTGATACCCTGGGATTTGGTCTAAGTCCTTATCAATAGAACAAATGACCGTAGTTGGACTATTATCCCACTCCTTGTTCTGTGCTATCCCTAAAGCATCATCTGCTTCCATACCATAGGCTATCTTAGCCCCGTGCTCTACTATAAGGTACTCTTTAAGAACCTCATAGTGTCTTGGTTTAGGTTGGGTGCGATTGCCTTTATAAGTAGTATCTATCTTATACCTAAAGTTATTCTCTTTACTGTCAGAGAGGTAGCATTGGTATTCCGGTAGAAAATAGTTGTCTTCTTTTCCCCCTGTGAATCTGGAGACAGCATCCAGAATAGCATGGATTCTTTCGTCCATTCTGGCAAATGCTACTGCTTCATCTTTGTCCTCAGTAGTAAATCCCACTTCATACAAAAGGATATCGCTATCCACTAAAGCTAACATTCTAAAAATGCTTTCATATCAATACATGCTCCCCTTTTAAAATATGCTATCACCGTTCCAGGTATGATGCGGTACATCCTTTGTATGCAAAGCTTGTAGTTTGGTAGTGTTAGCTAGTATAGCTTCTCTGTAAGCATCCAGTGCCTTATAGAAAGCTTCCCTTGCCTTATAGCGAACTTCCCTTGCCTTCTTGTAAGCTTCCCTTGCTTTATCACGAGCTTCCCATGCCTCTACGTGAGCTTCCCATGCCTTATCATAAGCTTCCAAGGCCTTATCACAAGCTTCCAATGCCTTAATAATCTTTGCGGGTAGCTTGCTTAATACTGGCCTGAAATTATTGAGCCGTGTTACCTGCTCGTCT